CACAAACGCCCATAGGAATTGGCAACGGTGGCGACGGACTTCAGATTTGGGAAATTCACGGCGGGGCCGGTCTTGTTGACGTTTACGCGCAACAGCATGACCAGACTTATGCTCCCACTCTTGTTAACGCCATTACGTCACTTGTGGACAACACGCTTTGCCTGTCTCTCTTTACAGCCAATAATCTTGGCACAATGACAGGGGGCGGCGGACTTACACAAGACCGCAACGTGGCGGGCGGCAATTTCTTAAACAGCACAAACATAAGCGGGCATCAATCCATTCCCACGGCTGGCTTGGTATCGCCACAAGCAACGGCTGGAACACAGCCGGTAGGCGGTTGCGCTATGAGTGTCACCATTAAGTAGGGTACTATGACCGATCAAAAGCAAAAACTTTCCGGCATGGAAATGATGATGAATTCGCTGCTTCGCGCAGCGGGTTTTGATCCGCAAGAATTGACAAAATCCGTTACGGTAGTTGTGGCGGAAATTCAGGGCGGATTACGCGCTACTGTTGACCGCATGACGGCAATAGAAGCGGAGCAAAAATATAACCGGGCATTGTTAGAACATATAATAAGGGAATTGAAAATTCCCCCTATGCCCGCTGGCGAAATCCTGCCACCTGTGGCACACTTAAACGGCGCAAATCATCCCGAACAATAAAGGAGAATTATTATGAGCGGCCCGAATTTCGATCCCGTCAAGCTGTCAACGGACGTTGCCAATCTCTGCAAGGAAGTTGCCGATATTCAGGCGATGATTACCGGCAAGGAAGGCTTTAAGATTTCCGAAGTTGTGGAAGCCGTTGACGCTCTCGCGGAAGTCGCCGGGAATTTCGTTCCGCGCATTGCAGCGCTGGAAAATATGGTTGCTCCGCTTGTCCCTCTCATTCCGCTTCTGGAAAAGTTGCTTGCTGGCGAAAGCGCTGGCATTGGTGCAACGCAGACAGCGGGCGTTGTTATTCCCGCCGAAGAAATCGGCACGTTTTCCGATGGCGAAGCTGTCGCCCTTGAAAGCCGCGAACCCGTCGCGGAAATGAACCCCGCGCCCGGTCCCGGCGAAGCGGTACAGGAACAAAATTCCGACAAGCCGCAGGGAACCGCCTAACACACTTTATATAAGGGGTTGCTATGAGTGGCGAAGGCGAAAGCACAGAAGGCGCTATTGAAACAGCGGAAGCGATTGTTGCGGACGCTCAAGCGCAATCGGCAGAAGCGGCGGCACAGGCAGCGGCATCTGCCATTGCCCTTAGTGCTGGCGCTGCCGCAACTGCTGAATTAGCAGCGGCGGAACGTACAGCGGAAACAGAAAGGCGCGTTGGCGAAGTCCTGAATAATCAGGGCGATGCGGTAGCCGGGCTTATTACGAGGTTTGAGACATGGCAGACAGAAAGCGCTTCACGCTTGACGGCGGCGGAGAGCCGGGCGGAAACGGCGGAGAGAATGGCGGCGGAGAACAGCCAAACAATCCGGGAACTGGTGGAACGGTTGACCCCGCCGCCGCCTTCGGAGGAAGCGCCCCCACAGGAGACGGTGGAACCGCCACAGGAGAGACAGGAAAGCGGCGAAGGGGCCGCCCGCCAGGAAGCGGCAAGGCCAAGGCGCACACATCGTCTACTGTAGACCCCGCATCTGTCGAAGTCCTTTTGTTCAATGTCCATGCCATGCTTGCCGTTGCAACGGGCATGGACAAGCTGGCGATTAATCAGACGGAAGCCGGAACGCTGGCGCAAGCGGTTTGCCAAGTCCAACAGTATTACCCTACGCATATCAGCGCCAAGTCTATGGCTTGGGCCAATTTGATTATGGTTGCTGGTAGCGTCTATGGAAGCCGCGCCGTTGCGATTTGGGCAGACAATCAAGCGGACAAAAATTCTCCGCCAAGACCTAACGATAACGTCACGGTATTAAACCCGACACAGGACCGGCCTTTTAGGTGACAGATATTCGCCAACCAGATAATTCCCACAGGGTTTCTATTGTGGGACGGACGGGGACCGGCAAGACTACTGCCGGTCTTTTTCAATTATCTTTGCGCGATACGGTCTCTTTTCCTTGGATACTTTTTAATGCCAAGCGTGATCCGATTATAACGGAAATTTCGCGCATACCCCAAGTTGAACAAATCGGCTTCAAGGATAGGATTGGCAAGCGCGGTCTTTATATAATGTCCGGTCTCCCGTCTGATTTCAAATCGGATGCAATGGAAAGTTTCCTAGCCGCGATCCATGCGCGCGGCAAAGTTGGGCTGTACTTGGACGAAGGATATACATTCGATCCGCGTTCCGATGCGTTGAACAATATCTATACACAAGGGCGCTCTTTAAAAATCCCTGTGATAACGCTTTCGCAACGTCCCTCTTGGATTTCCCAATTCAGTTTTTCAGAAGCGGATTTCATACAGGCTTTTGATTTGAACCGTAGGGAAGACCAAAAGCGCGTTGAAGATTTTACGCCATTCAACATGAAAGAGCGCTTGCCAGACTATCACTCCCGATGGTATGACGTTGGGCGCAATAGTAGCTGTGTATTCAGTCCCGTTCCGCCCGCAGATACTATCCTAGACAATTTTGATTTCAACCTACGGCCACGTAGGCAAATCATTTAAGGCGGGGTTTAATATGGACGGGCATACTTTCCTTAGTTGGAACCTCCCCAACCTCCTTTCCGTTTGGATCATTCTCGCGCTTGGCGCGGCTTTGGTCATGGGCTTGAAGCAGCTTCACGAAGCCAACAACGGTTAGGCCAATGCTGAACACAGCATTATTGAAAAATCCCGCCAACTATATCGTTATCTGGACGATGGCGATTATTGGCTGGTTTCTTTTCCGTATCGTCCAACGTGGCCTTCCGGCCATTTCCACAGAAGAATAGGAGATAAGTCATGGCCGCGAAGCAGCAACAGCAGATGAACATTCAGGACGCGAACAATCTGGCCCGTGGCCTTATCGTTCGCCAGTCTGTGAAAATGACGCAAAACATTTTCTCACAGACGATCAATCCGCAGAGCGTGACACAGGTTCAAGTCCCGTTCCGCAATGTGGGCCTTGTCTTGGGCTTCTGGGTTGACATTGCGATTACCGCCGCCGATCCGACTTCTACCAACGTCTATTCGCTTACGGCCCTTGGGCCGGCGAACGTGGTGAAACAGTTTGTCCTTACGGACCTGAATAACAACGTCCGTATTCAGACAACTGGCTGGCATATGCACTTCGTCAATACGGCGAAGAAAGGCGCTCCCTTCTGTGTCGCCCGCACCAATACCAGCTATCCGATTTCCTACGGCGTGAATTGGACAACCGCTTTCGCCGCACAGGCGACAGTGACCAACGGCAATTTCGCTACCGCAATCACCTATATGCGCTATTGGGTTCCTTGCGCCTATTCCGACTTCGATTTGCGCGGCGCTATGTATATGAACGTGGTCAACGCCACGGCGTATCTGCAAATCAACATTACGCCCGGCGCGGAAGCGTTTGTTGCGACGGGCGCGGACCCGGTTGCTGCGGTCTATATTGCCACGACCGGAGCGCCAACCTCCAATTGGGGCACAAGCTGCACCATTAACGTCTATCAGGTTTATTATGACCAGCTTCCCGTTGGTCAGAATGGCGCGCCGGTTCTGCCGATTGTGGATTTGTCCACCATCTATGAACTGAAAAACACCACCTATACGGGCCTGTCCACTGGCCAGGATTTCCCGATCCCGTATTCCAACTTCCGCGACTTCCTGTCCACCTTCGCCATTTTCGACAATAACGGCACGTTGGACACAGGCCAGTTTACTCAGGCTTGGAAGTTGCAGAGCGCCAACTTCACGAACATTTTCAACATCAGCGCGAACCTTGCCGCCATTCAGGCACGGAACGAAATTCAGGACGATTTCCCCACGGGCGTCTATTACTTCCCGTCGCGGAACAAACCGATTTCGACCGTCCAGTACGGCAATATGGAATTGGTCTTGACCCCCACGGGCACGATCAATGCCGCCGCCAAGGTTCTTATCGGCTATGAAGACTTCTCGCTGGTGAATACGCTGGTTGGCGCTGCCTCCCTGAATACCGGCTGATAACCGGCGAACTGTCCGACTATTCGCAGCGACTTGCGGAACGGGGCGCGGCGAACTAATCCGGGGAGGTGGCGATCACCTCCCACCTCCCCGGAGACAGTTTCAAGAGGGAAACAGAAAAATGGGAAATGCGGCACAAGCGTTTAAGGACTTCTGGCAGCGTCCCTTTGACGCCAACGGGAGCGCGTTTCGCTGGTTCCTATTTTTCGGTCTCCTTATCGTTATTGCGATGGCGTGGGGCCAAATCATTCGTTTCATAGAGGAAGGCGTATAACATGAACATTCATCTTGGCCTTTTGGGCGCAATCGTCGTCTTGCTGGTTGGCTTCTATGTCGGGAAGAAATATCCCGGCCTGTTCGCCAGCGTCCCCGTGGTGAATTCGGTCCTGTAAATGCCGCAAACCAGCGTCATTTTCTTTTACCTCGCGGCGGGCTTCCTGATTTTCATAACCGCCCGTGGGGAATTGCCCCGGTATATGTCAGTCATTCTAGGCTGACATTATGGAGTATGTACGTTGCCTTATGCGCTTATCCTGTTTGGATTGCTCCTTACGATAGCGGGAGCGCGCGGCAAGCAAGGCGATTTGTTCGCCCTGCTTAAAGGCGATTTCACGGGCAACCGCTCCTTTATATGGTGGGCCTTATCCATTGTCGGGATTGGGGCGCTTGGTTATGTCCCCACCACCAAGAAACTTGCGAACACCTTCCTTGCTCTTGTCTTTATCGTCCTTATTCTCTCGAATAGGGGCGTATTCGCGCAATTTATCAGCGCGATAAAAACGGGACCATCGGCAGAGCCCGCAAATGACAACAGCCAAGCGAACCCGATTACCGGCGCGGGTGACGCTTTGAAGGCTGGAAAAGACCTTTTATCAAGCGCCCTTAACTTGGGCCAAGCGGCAGGAGTAGCATAATGGGCGGCAAGATTGGCGAACAGATTACCGTTATTGCAATCGCCATTATTGGCGTTGCGACGTTGGCAGTTGTCCTGTCAAGGAATTCCAATACAACCGGCGTAATTGGCGCGGCTGCACAGGGCTTTTCCCAAAGCCTTGCCGCTGCCCTGTCCCCGATCACAGGCAGCGGTTCGCTTGGTTCCTTCGGAGGTATCCACTAATGGGACACATTGGCGAACAGATTACGGCAATTCTTACCGCGATTGTTGGCGTTGCCATTGTCGCGGTTATTTTGTCGCGCAACTCCAATACCTCGCAAGTGATTTCCGCCGCCGCTGGTGGTTTCAGCGAAGCGCTTGGCGTTGCCGTCTCTCCCATTACCGGGAGTGGTGGGACGTTTGGTCCCATGACCGGCTTTGCTGGCGCTGGCTTCAACAGCGGCTTTAATTCCGGGCTTCCCATCCTCTAAAGGTTTTCGCCTATGCTGTATAATTATGTACGCAAGACGTTACCGGATGCGGGAGCGCAACAGTACGCCTTTATTCCGTCCATGATGAACCCTCTCTTTACGTTGCCGGGGCCGGGCACCCCTTACTCTTTTGTCTGGCGCGCAAGACAGCCGGAACAATTGTACTTCAACGGCGCACAAGTGCAGCAAGGTCTAGCGGGCGTTGTACAGGGCCAAATGGCGCTGCAAGGCTTGGTTGATACACGCGGCACGGCGGGAGCAACGGGCTAATGTTTCATCACGGTTGGGAATGGATCAAAGCGCATCCCGTGACTGTCGCCCTTATTCTTGGGGCGCTTGTCATTATATGGTTGGTCTCCGGTAGCGGTTCCAACCAGTCAAGCGGAACGGCTGTTGCCTCCGGTCCTTCGGACGCTGCGGTACAGGCCGGAACGGCGCTGTCCATTGCACAGCTACAAGCGGGCGTACAGGGCCAACAAATTTCCGCCCAATTGTCTGCCGTGAATACCAACGCGGCGGCGGGCGTGACTGTCGCCGGATTGCAAGCGGACGTTGCCAAATACCAGACGGAACAACAGGCCAACGTGGCGGGCGCTGGTATTCAGGCACAGCAAAACATACAGATTGCCGGTTTCCAGACGCAACAGGTTATCGCCCTTGCGAACAATGCCACGCAAGTTAGCCTTGCCCAAACTGCGGCGGACGTAGAGCAAACGCGGATTTCGTCCGTTGCGAGTATCTACAATGCCCCGTATCTGGCGCAAATGAACCTGT